GAAGGCAATCATCGCCCTCGCACAAGCTCGCATATCCCGCCCCTCCACTCCCGCACCAAAAACCGTATCCCCCGACCCCATCACCCGCGCCGGACTCCCCTGAACCCATAACCCACCAGCCCCGGCTTTTATCGCCAACTGATGAGAGTCAGAGCGGATGCTATCCCAGGCCGAAATCTCCCATTTTGTTTCGCCCGTATAAGGACAATACCGCAAAATCCGATCTCCCCACTCCCGAAGCCGCACCCAACCGCCCCAATCTGGACAAGAGCTTGAATCTAATCGTAAAGATAGCCAATCAATCAACATTTTCCTGCTCCCAACATCCGCACCCACTCCCACCCATGGGACAAAAGGACAGTGTTACAAGGACTGTCCCTCATAGCGACCTCGAAAGAGATTGCAACGCCGCCAGAATATCGCGCCGAAGTTCGCAAGGCTTCACAGTCTGAACGAGAGCAGTCAATTGAATAAGAGAAGTACGATAAAAACGGGAATGACGCTGACGGTAAGCGGCTTGACGACAGGAGGACGAACAATAGCGCGCACGGGAACCGGGAAGGAGAGGAGCAGAGCAATATCTACAGTTTTCCATACATCACCAAGTAGAAAAAAAGATAGATAGATAGAATAAAGTGTAACGAGACAGGAAACAAGCCAGGGCGTCGCTGGCAAGCCTACGCGACGCCCCCTCTATGAGAAGCCGACCAGCAGCAGTAACCATGATTCAGCAGGGTGGACAAAGGTCTTCAGGGGCGAAGCGATGGACAGCAGCAAAGCAGCATGACCACTCCGCGAAATACGACCTCGACAAGCGACGGTCACACGACCCCCACCATCAAAGCCGATCCACCCACTACCCGCGACCTAGCAGCCTGGAAAGGTTCGGCGTGGTTCCCTCCACTGGCGCACCTACGAAATACGGCTCCATGCCTGCAACACTAGGATTTTTCACCCGTCGCTGACTTACGAGCACCGCGAAGATTAAACGGCAGAGCAGACTCCATCATGGCCGAGCAAATTTGATCAGAGATCAGCAGCGGATCACCAGAGACATCCCAACACTTACAGGAAACGGCAGACTTAGCGCAGCCCATGACCGAACGAGACGCTTTGACCTGTTGCAGGTATTCATCCAGAGGCAAAATCGGACGCACCTCGACAGGTTTTAAAGCCAGCAGCCGATTAACGACAACGGAAGGCTCAGGAGTAGACGCAGCAGCTCCAAGAGAAGGAGCAGCAGAAGAGACAGACGAAGAAGAAATAGGAGAATCGTCAGACCGAGAAAAATGAGCCAACGCCCATAGACCACCCACGACAGCCACCCCCACCAGGGCGAGCATAAAAATTACGGGTTGCGGAAGCCGATGCTTGACGGTGTGAAAAGTCGCAGACTCGTAAGCGTTATAAAGACTCTTCGGATATTTCCAGAACGTCTTTTCACCTGCCGCCGACTCCACGCCCACCGGCAACTCCATGACGGTATCGGCAGAAACCAGCGCAACCCGACTCATTCCCCCCAGACGCCGCAGATGATCATGTTTACCCACCAAACGCCTTAACCAGTGATCAACCTGGTTCGGATGCTGAGTAACAATTAAAAGATCATGCCCCGTATGCCGATGAGTTTCCATCGCCCGGATGAGTTCAGGCACTAGCGCCGAATTTGATCGTTGCGGGAAATCCCGTTGCGCTTCGTCATAGATGACTACGGAACCATCCGGCGTATCCCGCCAATCTCCCCCCGTACCTCCAGACCACTTGCCGGACTTTTCATCTTTTACCAGGGGAACCATTCCGGGTATAGGAGCTTGACGGCTATAACCGTTGATATTCCCAAAAACAGGCCGACCCATTCTAAGAAACTCTTCGGCATACCAAACCGCCCTTAATGATTTGCCGCCCCCTGGCGTACCGGTAATAAGATAGATCATGCATCAGCCTTTTTAGCCAACCAAACGAACGTCGTCTTAAACAGCAGCGCACCTCCAACGACAGAAAGGAACGTACCCACCCCGGCGAGCTTGAGAATGTTGTAAAAAGCATATTGATTTAACAAGCCCTCCATACTGGACAGAAATCCCGAAATCAAACCCGCCGAAATCGCTACGAAGGTCAGACCCACAAAAAAGCGAGCAATAGCCGACGAGATAAGATAACCAGCAAACCAAGCAAGTAAAGCAGGCATTAACGAACCCTCAGAACAATGTAACTGGCAAAGAGCCACGCAAGACCCATAAGCAGAGGCGCAATAAGCACCGCTAAATCACACCATGGCTGATAAGACACCTCAACAGGTTTCCCGAACACCGAGAACTGATAAGGTGGAGGACATGAACCAGAAACCGAAGTCGGCCAGGGATTAAAATCAGAAAGATCCTCAATAGGAACGGCAACCTCAGGAATAGGCGGAGGGTCTTCCGTTAACCAACCCCGATACCATTCTAACCAAGCACAAACGAACGGAATCAAATCGCAATCAGTAGGAATTTCAATAGGCACAGGCTCAGGAGTAACAGGCGTTGAAGGCGTATTAACAGGATTTTGAAGAGTTTCCCATAATTGCAATTGATTTTTTTGCTCAGTAGTTAATTCAGTATTATTCACTGTATTGTTTATTGCATTAATCAAGGTTTGTATATTTATACCCTTATTGACCAACATATCAATTTGTGTTTGAGTCAAAGAATTAATATCAGTAAATGCTTGATTAACAATATCAAAAAGGTTTTGAGTGAGATTGAGATTAGTAACAAAATTGACTAAATCCAGAACAATTTCAGGCCAGTAAATAGACGGCATACCGGGCTTTTTTAGTTCGCCGGACGGAGTACCAATTACTTGAGGAAGCCCCGTAATAATATTGGGAATCACCGAAGGCGCTTGAGGTTTTACACCATTATCAAAAATATCCTGATCAGTGGCAGGTTTAACAATTTGAGAATCAGGAGGAGTATTTAATTGTTTGCGATACGAATAATTTGGGTAATAAGTACCAGGAGCACAATAATTAGAGCCTGGACAAGTGCCGTTGGCCAAATCATAACCCGAAACACCGGAACAATTGCCCAGAAAAGGAGGCGCAATTTTATAATCATACAAAGTACAAGACGTTGAATTTTCCATAACGCGATAAACACCAGCAGAACACTGTGGAGAACTAGCTAACGGGTAATCCATACATGAGGACGGTTGATTAAGAGTCTTTTTCCAATTCTTGAGAGCTTCATCCCAGACCCAACCCGCCCCGGTCATAGCCGCATCAATAGCAATACCATATAAACCTCCACGTAAAAAACCTTTTGCCAGACTAGCCAGCCGCCCGGCTGAAATCGTTGCAGGGAGGTTATACATTTTCGGAGTGAGATCAGGACCAGAAACTTTAACGGTGCCTTGAAGATCAACACTGGACGCATTGACCTTATCTAAAATGATCTTTGTCCATTGCCCCTCGTAAGTCGCCGCCTGGACAGGCACTAATCCGATAGCAACAACCAAAACGCCAAGACCGAAACAAGCAAGATAAACCATTCTAGCGAGATCATAACTTTTCACGTTGACGCATCCAGAAAAGAAAAAAAAGGGGAACCTAAAAGATTCCCCAGGGCGAAGCGCAAGCAGCTCCCAGTCTTAACCGAAAAACATCGCCTTAATCCACTTGAACCCCATCGCCAGAGCCGCCAGCAAGATAATCGCACCACCGACCGCAGTCAGAGCAGTGGTAACGTCCCCCGACAGATATGTAGTAGCAGCAGTCACGTCCAATTCAGCCCGAGCCGGAAGAGTAGCAACGGCAGTTAGCAAACCACCCAAAGGAACAATGTAACGAGACGACATAATAAAAAACTCCTTAACGAAAGAGAGAACGGCGAATGATTTTTAGACCAAACGCCACGACCAGCACCAGAATAACCACAGGTAAAAGCACCTGAATATCAGCTAGAGAAAGACCGGCTGACTCCTGCCAGGTAACACAATCATTCCCTGATAATTGAGTACAGACGTAAGACATTAGGCAGCAGCCCGCATAGGCTGAGAAACCGGACGAACCGCAGCAGCCACTATATGGACGAATTTGCCCCGGATTTTGAGATCAACATCGACTTCCACTTGACGACCGATGAGCGGAGTAACCTCCTTTCGGAACTTTTCAAACGCTTCAAACGGTACTTTAACTTTTTGATCGTCAAGCCCGATGATGTCCTCAGAGTCACTCTGTTGGGCAAGCTTGAGATGACAAAATTGAATATGTTCACCCGTTTGTTTATCAACGAAGTCCCCCTTACGTAGACTCAAAAGCAGACCTGTTAGAACCATGACCCCAACCCCAAAGTTAGAAAAAAAGATAGATAGATAGATAACAGGAAAAATAGAAAAAGCAAGATCAAAATGAGAAAGACTCACACACACGAGAAGGAATCAAGAAAATGGAACAATACGCTGTCATTTGGGTAAAAGAAGAAACCCGAAAAGAACTCAAAAAAATCGCTGCACAAGATGAAATATCTATGCGAGAAATCGCAAGCATCATCATTGATGCATGGATTGAAGAAAGGAACCAGAGAAGCCG